TGTCAAGATAGAACTTGCATACGGAGAACATTATCAATTCGGATTATCCGGAACTGGATATTATTATACTCATGTTTCACGAAACAATAAAGACTATGACAATTATAACGGACTTTACGAAGTTGAACTATTTTATAAAACACTTGATCCCGATAAAAAAGGCATGGAAAAAGAAAAGATTTATGTAAAAGGCGGATCGGGTAAAGACAAAGGATGGATAGAGGGTGGAATAATAACACGGATTTTCACTACAAGGCTACAACCAAGAATATTTATTCAGGGGTTTCATGGTTACAGTGAATCCCTGTTGGACTACAATAAAAAGGAAACGCAGATAAGGGGAGGAGTGTTATTTTGAAAGAGATGAAAATACCAACAGAGGTTTATTCCAGAGTTGTGGGATATTTCAGACCTGTAAATCAGTGGAATAAAGGAAAGGAAGAGGAATACACAGAACGTCAGACAATGAAAGTTCCTGAAAATCTGATATACAGAGCAAGTACAAGAAATTTTTCGGAAAAGGAAAAGGTGACGGTATGAAATTAAAAATATTATGTGCAGTTGTTTTCTTGTTATCAATAGCTGGAAATATATTTCTGCTTTCAGGGTGTAAGACTTTTGATATGCAGGACTATGTAATTGAAGGTCAGCCGGACGAGTGCAATGATTACTATATAACAATCGGGGCTTATGCTCATAGCGAGAATAAAGATTTTGCGTTTCCTGCAACTTTGTATGAGGGGTGCAGGACGGCAAGGGCTTCTAAAAAAGATAAAAAAATTGAAGCACTCTGTAAGAAAATATATTTTCCTGATTCAGAAGTCAGCAAGAAGTCACCTAATTATGTGGAATATCTGGAATGTTTAAAGGATTAAAATGTCAGACAATAAAGAATTTGAACATGAAGTTAAGGATGAGAAATATCTTGAGGACTTGATCGAATATTTCTCCGCTTATGTCTCAGCCGTTATCAGCGAAATTTTTGTTGGTATCGGTGTTAATTTAGGACTATCAGAAAAAGAAGCTTATAAACTCGCCAAAACAGATCCGAATAAACTTGAAAAAGCTAATTTCTTTAATAACGTATTTGAAAAGTTTAAGAATATATTCAAGTACCGTATTCCGAAATTCAGGTTAAAAAAACAGGTGTTTAATAATGGAAAGCCGTTGTCTGAAGCTCAATGGAAAATTATCAATGAATCTATTTCAAAATACTGGAAAGAGAATACTCAGAAAATCACAGAGGATGCTACGGTCAAAGGTTTTATCCTGGGACGTAACACGTCAAAATATAGAAAAGCAAAAGTTGATAACACTGGAAAGAGTTTAGAAAAAATAATCAAACAGGAAGAAAAAGAAAACGGTAAAAAGTTTGGAGATCGATTTGAAGAGGCTTATAAGAACTACGACTTTAAAAACTCTGAAAAGAACGCAATGAATCGAGCCTTCTCCAATATTGCAATGTACGTTTCAAACACTGAGGACGAAGTTAAACAGGCAATACGCAAGAATATAACAGAGGGTATAAACGATAATAAAACTCCAACAGAAATAGCGTCAGACTTATACTGGAATGTCCAGAAAGAAACTGGAAATGAAACCGCTGAGAGTGTACGCAAGAATTGGCACAGGATTGCTTCAACTGAGATGAACAGTATTTTCGAGGCAGGAATCTTAGCTCCATACGAGGCTGAGGCTATGGAGGGGCTGAAAAAAGGTAAAGGGGTTTATTTTGTCAGGGTTGGTGGCTCGTGTGACTGGTGTCTGCCACGCCAGGGAACGCTTGTCAGGTTAGTTCCGTTATCTATTGTCGCAGATACAGGAGATGAAAGCCTGAAGTCAATGGGTATAGAAGATCCTTATACTGATATTGCTATATGGGTGGGTAAAAATAATGTAGGGCGCAAAAAACCGGAGTGGATGATCTGCTGCCCTGCTCATCCACATAATAGAGCAAGTTTTTCACCTATAGATTTAGACACTCAGGAGTATGATCCGAAACTTAAAAAGGTTGTTGATAAAGTGCCTGAAAGTTTAAGGCGGTATGGAATAAAAAGAGATACGTCTTTTGCAACACCTGAATATAAAGAAAGTAAAAAACCAACAAAGATAGGAGAAAATCTTGTAAGATTTTATGATAGCATCTATGAGGCAGTTGACAAAGAAAATTATAATAAAAAATTAGAACAATGGAGAAAAGATCCCTCTCTTCCTATTCCAGTAAGTCGGAGCAGTACAGATTATAAACAAATTTTTGGTAATGCAAAATGATTTTTAATATAGATCAAGATGCTATCATAGATGCGATGCTCTCTGCTTTAAATAATGCAAGAGTTGGTGAAGAATATATGCAACAAATAATAGAGCGTATTGATGATTCAATTCCTGGAGTTTTAGAATTATTGATAAAAGACTCTACTGAATACTGGAAAGAAACAGCGATTGGTAAGGGCGGTGGTTGGGGTGAAATATATGCGAGTGCTATTAAAAATAAAAAATCAGAAAACGGTGGTGAAATATATATAGATGAAAGTGTAAAAGGTAAAAATAATAAACCTGCTAAAATGTTTTCTGAAATGGTTGAAAAAGGTGTTACCTCATGGTCTATTCGTGATGCACTTCTCGCCAGCGAAAAAGCTAAAACTGGAAAAGATGGGATTAAATATATTGTAGTTCCTTTTCCTGTCGCAACTCCACGAAAAGCCACACAGGGAAAACAATTGTCAAAGTTTGGTGGTAGGACTATGACAAATGAGATATATAAAATAGTTAAAAGCGGAGGAAAAATATCTTCAGGAACAATGCTAACTACCTCTTCGGGAAAAGAAATTGATATTGGAGGTTTAACAAAATTTGAAACAAAACAGTTTCATTCTCAATATGGTATTTTCCGTTGCGTAAGTTCAAAATCAATGGGTTGGCAATATCCTGATAAATCTCCAAGACCTGTTTTTCCTTCTGTTGTTGAATATGTGAATAAAAGAGTGGCAGAGATAATAAGTGATCTCTGCCAAGCTATTGTTAAAGAGTTTGATATGGGGGAATGATTCTATTAAAATATTTCTGTATATATATGAATAGAATATCCTGGAGAACCTGCCGTTATTACATATTTTCCATAACCTCTTTTTTCCACATCTTCTTTGATTGATATTTGAAAGCAAGAGAAATGATTTTTAATGTCTTTATCTATGATTTTTATAATTTCTGAGGTTGTGGGATAGAATTCATAATCGAACTCTGAATTTTTGACTTGCTGAATTAACTCTTTCACTTCCACGCTCCTTTACACTCTTCATATAAACTTTCAAGTCTCTCAGTCGTAGCCTCCCTGGAAAGTATCATTCTGACATAGGTCTTTGACTTGCCAAGCAGTATTGACAGATTTTCCGGAGATCCTGCCCTGTTTATAAAGCGTCCGATCTCCGAAGCGTAAAAGATTCGGAGATCGTGCTTAACCTGTTTATGGTTTTTGTCGGTGATCATTTTAATATTCCCATCGCCACAGCTTCTTCAAAAGTTCTGGGCCAAGCAGGTTCTTTAACCGCTGATTTATAAGTACCTTTAGGATTTATATAGTGTCCTTTAATTCTGTTCTTGCGCTGTTTTTTACTTTCATGTTTCTTTTTTTTGCTCACGCTCTTGCTCCTTTTTTCTCATAGTATTTGACTCGACCTTCAATGAATCTGTCAGCCTGTTTTTTCTCTCTTTTAAAGTTTCTGCAAAAAGCCATAGCTTCTGCATCTGAATAATGCGAGAATTCAGGGAAAGCCTTTCTAAATCTGTTAATTTGTTCCTGTTTAATTTGTGTCATTGTAATACTCTCCTTTTTATTTTTGAATTATTTATTACAGTCTTCACAATCTTTGTGACAGGGTACACCATTGCATAAGGCACAGAGGTAAGTTTTTTTAGGCGTGTTGGAAGTATCAAAATTTTCTTTATCTAAGCTTAAATTTTTTAACCATAAAACTTTGCTTCCTCCAATAAAATCCTGTGCTTCTTCTTCTGAATTAAAAACATCAAAATAAAAAGTATATTTTTCGTGACTCAAAGAAGTAGACTTACAATAATCATCAACAATTTTTATTTCTGATATTTCACTTTTTCCAGAATTATAAATTTTAGTTTCAACTGCGTATTTCATCTTATCTCTCCTCTCCTTTTGTTGCCGGTATGATAACCGGCTTATGTTATAATGTTACTTTTATATTTGCTGAAAATGGAAACAAACCGCCAACTAATCTATTATTATTATATCCTATTTGGTCTATGCATTCTGCTTTGCTTTTTGAAACCTTTTTATAAACCATTATTAAATCATTATCAATATCTCTTGTGGCTTTGCTTATTACTTTAAACTCTTGACCTATTTTTAAATTAGCAAAAAAATCTTTCATCTGTATTACCTCTCTTTCCTTTTTGTTTTTATAATACAGCTCTGATATTACATCGACCTCGTTATCAAGGTCGATGATGTTTATTAAATTATTGTTTATCATCTGCAAAACTGTGCAAAAAATGTATTCATGTTAACTTTTTTTATTCCGTTGTTAGTTTGAAAATATAAAAATTTATTTCCAACTTTTACTAATACTGAATTATTTATAAATGGATGTCTAACGGTTTCAAAATTTGCTCTTTTTTCTTTGAAGTATTCTTTAATTTCGTTTTTCATCTCGTTTCTCCTTCTCTTTAATCTCTTATGATGTAATAAAATTAACACATCTGTTAATCCCTGTCAAGTCTTTTGCGAAAAAAATTCACTTTTTTTGATTTTTTTTAATAATTGACAAAAAGCGTTAATCAGTTAATTTTAATCATTTCTTACAGGAGACAACGCATGGAAAGAGAACAGATTATTGATATAATAAACCGCAAGATTGATTATTCAGATATGGAGAAAGCTAAAAAGATTCTATCACGGAATTATGATATTGAGATACACAAAGCTGATGCTGAAGATATTAAAATTACTCTGTCAAAAGGCAATCCGGTAGCTATAAGGAATCACCTTATAATCGGTTATGATAATCTTAAAAAAGCTTTTGAGGATTCAGACGGTGATTTTTTTCAGATTGAAAGACCTGTTGAAGCGGTTACTATAAAAGAAGAGATTGATAACCGTGAACCTTTTGCAATTATCGGACGTAATGAATGGGATCAGACATTGCATGATTTCTTAAATATTATTGAGCCACTTAAAATCGGAGAAGTTTTTCTCCCTGGACATTCTGCAATATTCAATTTTCTTAATCCAGATGAAGAGACTAAAAAGAAAAAAATTCAATCTGTACTCTCCGGTGTTCAGATAAATGTTTATGAATCGCTGAACTATGTCGATAACTGTCTGCATGAAATGGGACATCTGTTCTGGAGAACTTGCATGAAGTTTGACGAAAAAATGCAGTTTAAAGAGCTACACAAATATCTTAAACCTTCAGCAATTTATGAATATGAGTGGGAGAGATCAGACGAACAGGAAGTATTCTGCACAATCTATAAATGGTATTTAAAATCCATTTTAATCAATAAATCGTTTTATAACATTCTTGAATTTGAAGAGCCACAGGGATTGAAACTCTTACAGCAAGTCATGGAACGCAAGGCGAAAGATCAGGTTATAAATGACATCTGGGAAATGTCAAAGCATGAAGTCATGGAATATTTCAATCCGAAATTTGACAAGACAAGCGGAAAGTATATCAGGAAACAGGGATTGGCAGAAAAGATAAAAGACATTGAATTACCTGGTTATATACTCAATCAGATTGAGTCGGTTCAGGAAGGTGTTCCGTATATCGCACTTGGTAAAGCCATAGTTCCGGTATGTGGCAATATGATTGATTTTGAGAAAGCCCGTGATTTGAGTAAACTTATTCGTAAACAGATAACAGATAAAAGAGGACATATAAAGACTGTATGGGTAAAGACAAATAAAGAAGAAAAAAAGGATAAAGATTATAACCTTGTTAAAAAAGAAGGTGATGAATATGGAACAAGATTTTATATTTATAATAATGGTAAAAAAATAGGATGGATTGGGGGTTATGAATCTCTTGGATTTTATAAAATAAGACAAACAGAAATTGATTCTGAAATTAGAGGATCGGGGATTTATCAAAAAGTTATACAAGAAATTGCAAATCAATTTCCTGAAGGAGTTCGTTCGGATGATTTTCAAACAAGTTCAATGCTTAAAAACGCTCTTAAAAAAATGAAAAATTATCATTATAATGAAGAAAAAGAATATCATAATATTTTACCTGAAAAATCTATGACTAAAGCCATAACCATTCAAAACCCTCTAATCTACCTCGACATGGACGGAGTTCTCACTAATTTTGCAGAAGCCTACAAGCAAGCCTTTGACAGAGATGTGTTTAAAGATGACAGCTTCACCGTTACGCAAATGTGTTTAACTCAGCCTCACTTTTTCAGAACTATGCCGGTCTTAGAAAGAGGCAAAGAACTATATGACAGGTTATTTAAAAAGTATAATGTTATATTCCTCACTACTCCGATGGAGGGGATGGACTATTGCAAGTCTGATAAATTGGCGTGGCTTAAAGAAAATATCTGTGAGAATCCAACTGTGATATTTTCCGCAAATAAAGCCGATTACGCACACTCCGCACATGACATACTTATAGACGATATGTCTCATAATCTTGAATCGTTCGCAGAAGCCGGAGGGACTGCTATTGATTTCACGAAACACACAAACGATGAGATAATGGATAAGATCGCAGACACGCTCAACCCTCAGAAAGAGATTAAGATAATCAAGGAACAGATTAAGAATATGCAGGTTAATACTTCTCCTACGGAAAAGCAGAAAGAATCAGGTATTTACCAAAAGGGGAGATTTGTAATTAAAGGGATTCCGGTTGTTATAGAAAATCCGAAGGGATCTGTCAGGTGGGGAATCGGTGAAAACGGCAGGAAATGGTTTAACCGCATGAAGTCTCATTACGGATACATCCAGCATAAAGGGGAGGCTATTGATGGAGATAAAGTTGATGTTTTTATCGGAGATAAATTCAGTAATAACAAAGTGTTCGTTATCAACCAGGGAAAAAATAATATGTTTGATGAACACAAGGTTATGATCGGTTATCCTGATATTAATACAGCTAAAGAATCGTACCTTGCCTGTTATGAGAAAGGATGGGAAAAAAACATAATGTCTATTATACCGACAAACACTAAGAAGTTAAAAGATTGGCTGAAATCAGGGAACATGAATGAACCGTATAGAGACTAAGCGAAAGGAATTTAAAACATGATTATTACAATAAAAATTCGACCTTCATTTTCTATGGGATTAACTATATTTTTATCACCTTCTTTATCACGAAAAACTCTCTTTGAATTATCATATCAAGAAGGTTGTATGTATTTTGACGATTTACCTCCCACTCCTTCTACTATTAAAAAACTAACTAAAAAGGAATGGGAGGTTTTAACAGAAGATTTAAAAGGTGAAGTTGAAATTATACCTAAATTTGTTATGGGTCTTGATGGTTGTACATATACTATTAAAATTCAGAGTGGATTTAATCATTATAAATATACATTATGGTCACCTAATTTTGATACAAGAAAAAATCCATTATGTTCTTTTATAAATAAAGTATTAATGAAAATAGATAAAACAGAATATTTAATTTAAAGAATGAATATAAATATTAAATTAAAGAGGCTTCTAAATGAAAATAGACTTCTCAAGGTACTCTCCGCAGGAACTAAGGGATCAGACAGAAATCGAATTCCAGAAATGCGGTGACGCAAAGCAAGCGGTTTATAATGCTTTAGCGTTTCTTAATAATATGTATGGAGTATTAGAGAAAGCAAAAAATTATAAATATATTCGTAGGATGCCTGATGGTAAAGGAGGATGGAAATATTTTTATAATGAAACAGAACTTACAGATAAAAGTTCCGATAAAATAAAATTAAGAATGAGATTTGATGCTCAGAAATTATTCTTTGATTATAACCTTATTGGATTTGAAGAAAGAGTTGGTTATGAATCAACAAGCTTAAAAGCTTTAACAACTTCAAAATCTTTTGAAGAAAATATACCATCTGATAACAAAGAACATGTTGCAGTTATTAACGAAGATGGAGAAATCCTTTTTATAAAAACAGGAGAATATGACGAGACAGAATTCAATGATGATGAAATAAAAAAAATAAGAAATGCTGAAATTATTACTCATAATCATCCCGAAGATAAATCTTTTAGCGCAGAAGATGTTTTTCTTGCATTAAGCTTAGGCGTAAAAGAAGCACGAGTAAAAACACCAAATAATACTTATTTTTTTAAAATAAGTCATAAACAAAAATCAAAAACTAAAAATGAATTAAAAAATAAAAATAGTACATTTATGTCTGTATTGGTAAACCTTAATAATGAAATAATAAAATATTTAAGAGCAAAAGTAAAAAGAGGAGAATCTAATCAAAAAGAAGCGGAGAAAGAACATAGAGAATTTTTATGGGGAATAATTGAAAACACTTTGCTCTTGTCTGAAGATTTTAATATCGAATATGGGAAGGTGAAAAAATGACAATCAAATTAGACGGTAAAAATAATATAATTGATAATGCTTATGCTGATTTAAAGGATTATAAAAAATCTACACCACAGATAACAGAAAATGAGAAACAAAAAATAATGAAAGAAATAAATGATAAAGTAACTAAAGACTGGTATAATAAACCAGTTTTAACGATGAAAAAAACTATTGAATCAGATTATGGAGATCCAATGCAGAAAGCAACACAACTTGAAATCGGTACTAAAATTGAGTCTGAGCATAAGGACACTTTTAAATTTATAAAAGACTACAGAAAGAAACACGGTGAATATCCCCCGGAAGAAATGGTTTATAAGCAGATTGCAAGAGATCATCTATCTGAATTTAAAGATTATTATACGAGGTTAATAGCTATGGAGAAACAGGCTGAACAGGAAATGAGCAAGGCAAAATATATAAAAAAAGTACCTGACGGTAAGGGCGGTTGGAAATATTTTTATGCAGAGCCGAAAGATAAGAGAGAAAAAAAGATAGAAGAAAAGAAAGAGAGCAAAAGTAATATTTTAAGAGAAATGTTACCTTCTTATTATAATTATACTGAAAAAGATTTAAAAAGAATTACAGATTTGTTGCCCGATAATAATTTTTTTGCAACAAAAGAAGAAAGTTATAATGATAATAATTGGTCAGAAGAAAATACAACTGGTTATAAAGAATATGAAGTCAAAAACGGAAAAATGTTTTTTGGTTTAGATGGAGTTCAGGAATTACAAAAAGATATACCATCTCCAGAATATCCATATTTTTTCAGAGCAACGAACAACACTAAAGAACCTGAACTTGGTGATTTTAAATCAACAAATTATGTAACTGGTCAAAAAGAAAAAGGAATGTCAGTGTCTCCCCATCCGAGATATGCTGTTTTTAATAATCTTAAACATCTATATGCTGTAACTGGGGAAATTGCAGGATATGGAAGTGATGGAGAACCATTATTGACAAATGTAAAATTTTTAAAAAAATTAAATATAAAAGAGGCAGAAAAAGAACATACTATAAAAAAATTAGAATCTGGTATAAAATTTTTAAAAGACAAAGGTATGAATGATTCTGGAAAAATATTAAATGTTCTAATGAGATTAAAAGGTTATAATCTTGAATCTCCTGAATCTCTCCAGAAGGCTAAAAAAGACTTAACTAAACTCATTAAAAAAGTTATAATAAACTCGAAGGGTGTTCAGCAGACTGTTTATACTCTTCCAGAAGGTGCAAAGACTGAGTGGCTTAATAAGTTCATGCAGTTTTTTAATTTCAAAGATTCAAGGCAAGCGAACCAGAAACTTGAAGCTGATTACAAAGCTAATAATCTCGATAAAAAAGGTGTAACATGGCAGCAGTGGAAAGATCATGTTTCGGAATATTTTAATAACAAAGATAAGTGGGATCGCTTTTTTAATAAAAGCACAGAGCAGAAAAAAGAGACGGCAAAGAAAGAGGAACAGAAAGCTAAGAAGTCTAATAAAAAGCCTAAGACTGCGGTATATAAGCTGTCTCTTATGAAGTTTATTGCTGGCATGTATGGTAAAGCTCCAGAGAAGGTGAAAGAAGATATTAAAGAAAAAGAAAGAGAAAAAAGACGATTAGAAAATAAAGTATCAAAAGAAGAACTTAAAAATGTTTCTGAAAAATTAAAAAATCAGTTTGGAAAAGAAGAATTTCCTTCAAATGTTTCAGATTTATACAATCATCCAAATTTTCCATATATTACAACTCAATTGATTAACGAAGGATTTTTAACAGTGTCAAGAGAGGTTAATGGGAATCTGTTATATAAAGTCTCTGAAAACAATTTCGAGACAATGCCTGAGAGTGAAGAGGATATTCTTAACAGGTTAAATATAAAAACTAATAAAGATGCCATATTATATGTTAAGAATAAATCAAAAGAATACGGAACACAAAGAGACTATCTTAAAACAGATGAATATAAAAAACTTTATCCTATATTTAAAAAATTATATGACAAAGAACAGGAAGAGTTAAAAAGAAAAAAAATAGAGGAAAGAGAAAAAAATAAAGTTAAAATAGATTTAGAGCATTTAATTCAAGATCAACAGGAAACAAAAGATAAACCAGTTGAACCGGAAACACCAGAACAAAAAACAGAAGATAAGAAATTTGCACAAAGAATAAACGATGCAAGACCGGATAACCGAAACTGGGTAGAAAGAGAAATTACAGGTGTTACAGAACAAGAAGCTGAAAAAGTTGATATTCCTAAAATTGAATTTAAACCGAAGTCAAATAATGTAACTATACCGATGTTTCAGGGTGGCAATCCGCAAGTTGTTCCTGTCTGGGATTATTCAGATGTTACTCCAAAAGATATTTATCTTGTTAAAGAAAAAAATATATTAACAGCGGATCGACCATCTTATATTCCTGAAATTGATGAAACTTTTTTCGCTGAAAATAAATATTTTATTCCTACGGTAAAACTGGGAGAAAATAAATATTTTATTCAGACTCATAAAAGAAGAACGGTGTATGAGGGAAGGGGTGCGGAAGTTCAGGGAAATAATTATTATGTAGTTGTAACAAGGGATGTTTTAGCCTCTATGCAGGATTACTATTTAAAGAAAGCTAAGATATTAAAAAAACAGGAAGTTGAAAGTTATAAGCAAAGAACCGGAAGAACACCACGTTCAGGCACTCGCATATCAATGATCGCTGAGAATAAAATGACATATCCACAAATGAACTTTATTCAAAGTTTTGTCGGAGGCGGGCGATATGATAATCATGCCGCTTGGGTAATGTATAAACAAATTAGACAGGATCTAAAACAAAAAACTGAGGATATGGAAATACAATTAGAGGAGTATGAAAATACTCATGCAAAAGGCAGAGAAACCGCTTACGGAGATAAAGGATTAAAAGATAATTTGTTAAAAGATTACGGTGTTAAAGTTAAAAGACAAAACGGTGCTGAAATTACAAATGAAGAAATTTGTCGATTAAAGGCATTACTCTTTCTTTAAATTTATCCTCTGTGGGATGATTCCCCATGTCCCATTCAGCCATCAATTCTTTGTTATCGGTTTTTATAGCCCAATACTGTTCCATCGCTCTTGCAAAACATTCGCAAGTTCTTGTCTGATATTTTGAAGTCTGTTTTTTCGCCATACTGCTTCTAAATGTTTCAGCAATTTGTCCGGCTATATGTTCTGGATCATCAGACATATAATGTCTGCCGTTTTTATTCCCAACATAGAAGTCCATAAAATGCCCCCATTCATGCGCCAGAATAAAACCTGTTCCTTTGTCTCCATATTTTGCAGTTACACCAATTGCTTTCATTCGTGGTATAAATAATCCAACAGCTTTTCTTGCGTGCATCCTTACATCTCCAGCATGG